CACTTTTACTAGGTCCTTATGGATCAAGGAAAGGTTGGATAGCTTACAGTGGTACTGCTCACAGAGATCCCCTTTCGGGTTCGCCTGTAGGCTACATTAAGTTAGAGTTGTGAATTCTAATTTTAATGTATTACTGCTTCTGGTGGTTCCTTCGCAACTTCTTTGATGATTTTACCTTTGGGAAAATTATTATAGAGATTGTTTACGGAATCACATTCCAACTCTAAATCTATTCTTATTGGTTAAGAAACCTTTTGGGTTTCCGTTAAACCTTTGAGTCTAGCTTTTGAAGTCCTCCACTCATGCAGCACCTCATAGTTATCTATGGTCTAATTGATACAGTTAAGTAAACGGTTATCGAGAGACTTACTTAAAGTCTTAAGCGAGTAACCGACTTCTTAAAATAGATTTTAGCCGCCTCCTCACGGAGGATAGAACTATAGTCTAGAGATTAAAGATCAAGAGAACAACGACAAACGGTACCTTGTTAACCAAGGAATGTTTAGATTGTAACCTTATTAATAAACTCTGGAACCCTACACGGAAGGCAGGAAGTAGGTTGGAGCGTAAATAATACTAAAGACACAGGGAGATTGGTCAATCATAGACTGACATCACTGATCAATAGCATTAAATACCTTTTCTCTTTATATAGAGCCATCGACAGTATCCTATATCCTTTGATATAGGCTCCTTCTTTGGTTAAGACTTATTGTTTAATAAGAATCTATAATTCCTAATAGTTATTCAGTTGATCTGTTAACTATAGACTTAGGGACTAGTCAAAGCCATAGTATCGAGTGATATCTGTTCGGTCATAACATAACATTATTACCTACTTTTATCAATTGATTCCATAGAGCTACGATTGGAACTTACAGTCTCTTTCCTCCTATCATCCCACTCATTTCGGTGAGGCTCATCACGGGCCCTCTTCACGTGTTTCAACGCAGAGCCATCCATTGCATCTTTTAGATGTTAGACGGATGATAGTTAACTCGATCAATCCTTTGTTTTAGTACAAATGTGACAAACTATGCCATATTAACTAAACCATTGATTACATGAACTATCTTTAACATAAGGTGGAACTTTTTTTGAAAGATCCACTAGATGTGAAAGAATGCGTAATGGAGATTCTGAAGAGAACTTACGTTCAACTTTTTTATCTTCAAAATGAGCATTGAAATGACTTTCAATGCTTTCATATAATTCGATTGCTTCAAGCAGTTCATCTATTGTAGAAAGTTTACGGACATTTAATGTTCGTCAACGATCTAGGTCAAGAGAAACTTTAGGAGAGAAAATCGCCATTGTAAAGAAATCAAAAGTATCACGCCTAAACATCTCAGGTATGAGAGGTAAGAGGTAATCTAAGGTTCTTTCTTTAAGCGATTTAATATCCGAATAGTCAGTCCCCATGTCAAAACCAGATGGAATCTTCTTTTGCTGTAACATTAATATTTTTCCCATAAGGAATATATTAAGTCACACTTCTTTCCTTTTACGTAACTTTTCCATTTTAGATGAGAGTTTGAATTCTCTATTAGCCTTAACTCAATAAGAGTGTAAGGTTTCATAAAGAATCTTTTCCCTTAAACTGATAAGAATAGTTGCATACCAAGATTGAAGAGGAGATTTAGGATTATTAATAAGACCTAATAATCAAGAGTATGTAAATACTTTTCGATTAACAAGCATTGTTAGTAAAGCTAAAAATCCTGGAGATGAAGACCCTCCTGAGTACTTACTCTCTCGCAGCAGATCTCTTGTATAATGAGAAAAGTTAGATAAACCAAGACCTTTTCGTAAGAGAAAGTCTAGTATATTAGCTCGACCCATTAATGAAGAGGAATCACTAAGGAATGATTTTCATGATAAGGCAGAAACATCTACCCCATTATGAGTCACTACTTTGGCGAACTCTACAGTAGCATTGTTAGCAACCACTGATTTACTAAGATTAATAGGAACTCCGAAAGATTCCATTAATTCTAAATATTTCATTGCAACATCCTTGTCAAAAAGGACGATGTCATCACCTAGTAGTTCATAACCTTCAAACCAATTTTTACGATTTGTAACAGATTGATAAGAAAGCTGAACTATTAGATGGTGAGTTAATGCTAACATAGCTCAAGAAGATAATGCACCCATAGGTTGACCAACAGCATATTTATAGCGCTGGACTTCTCGAAGGGCATTTCCAGGTCCGGGACAAGCAATTCTAAGATAATAGAAACGCTCCCGAACAAGGAGATCAGCCCAAGAATTAGCCATTTCTTCATTAAACAAAGATGTTAATAAAGAAATTTGAAGATCAAGTGGAAGTCTATCTGTAGCTGCGGTTAAGTCATAACCGAAACTACAGTTAGCCTTCACTGATTTTTCAGCAGCACGCTGAATGGACTGTTGTTGATTAAAAGTTCCGTCATTAGGTAAATTTGATAATATCTTAAAAAGATAATCATGTAAACCTTTTAATGAAACTTGTGATCAATAGTCAACCATGGCAAAAACACGGATTTTCCCAGCAGCTTCATTCTTCAACGATAATTGACCAAAAGGATAATGTCCAGATGATCCTCCTTCATAAATCTTACCAGATTCGAAATCAGAAGCAGAAACTTCAGCCTTTAATTTACGATCAAAGGTTTCAGTTAATACTTCCGATACGAATGGTTTGAAATGAGAAGGATTTCCCCACAATTCAAATTGAGGTCCCATTTCTCTTATGTACTTTACATAAGTGAGAATGTACTTTTGATTTGTATGTGTAAGGAACCTAACTAAACTAGAGAACAGGTTCTCTGGCATTTTAGGGATATCCGAATAAAAACCTTTCCAGCTTTTATCATGAAGAGGAGAAGCTTTACTAATCATAAAGATTGTTGACTCCAAATTAGAAGATTTAGGAAGAAATTGTGAAAACACTAATTTCCCCTTAATTCCTTTAATGAGGTTACAATAATCATTAAGAATAGTAATATTTCCTTTAAAGCCGTCAGTGATAGTAGATAACTTCATATTTCCAGGAATAGAAATAATTCTATAAATGGAAAATAAAGTTAACCAATATCGAATAACGGTGGAAGACCCTTTTCTTATTAATACCCGATCGGGTATTGGTATAATTGAGGGAAGTCCATTAGTAAGTCTAGGTAAATTCAAATCGGGATTAATTTCACGAAGAGATTTTGCTCTAGAACCTGCTATCTTTTTAGAAATAGCTAATTGACCAGCTTTAAGAAATGCGACAACAAATTCTGAACCGTTTTTCCTCTGTAAATACAGAAGATAATGGAAGAATTTGAGCATGAAGTTTAGTCTTGTGGTATAACCTCTCGCTTTAAAGTTAATGGCTTTTAGAATTCTAAAACCAAAAACTCTAAAGAGAGCTAATAATTCAAAAGAATTATTAAGGCTTATCATATTTTGATTAAAACGAATGTCTTTGATCAAGGAGATAAAAGAAATTTTATTACCTTTGTTCATTTGTTCATTTAATTAAATATTTGCGCTGTACCGATAAATCGGGACGCCAGATAACTGGTCGCCTCAGACCCCTACCATCGGAGAATCTGACACGAGTTGAAGGCTCATGTCATTTCCTCTAATGGTAAGTAGATGTCGTTCATCTTTAAACAACGAATCCTCATGACCTTGTAAAGTCTGAGACTCTACTTAATTCACCGTAAAGTGAATTAGGCCAATAGGAAGCAAGGCAGGACTCTTACGTCTGCCCCAGGATCCTCGCTCTTACGAGC